TTCTCTGACTTGATCTGCTAGTTGTCTGTATAAATTTTCTGCCATCTGCCACGTAGATTCAGCAGAAGTTAATCTTGTATTAATGTCAGTAAGATTTTTATTGAGTTGACTTAAATCTCTTTCGATGTTGGTGAGTCGTCTTTCATTATCATTAATAGTATCAGTAAGATTGACAATATACTTAACACCTGTGAACGTCCCCACTAGCACTGAAGCTACCACAGGCACCATAACTATATTTTTCTTTAATAGATCTGCTAAATTCATAAGGCATTTTTATTTTTTAGAAGTATAATATATTATTTGTCTTCTATTTTGTAGAACATTTTGTCCGTATCTTCAGTAACCCAGCCTTTATTCTCAACATTCCACTCTGTAGTTTGGACCTTATAGTCTGGTATGTCGTCTCGTGTGGTAAAATTACTAATATTCCAAAGAATGCGATTATTAGGTTGAATTGAATAGTTACCATTATCAAGAGCCATAACATGTCCACACTTATGCTCATGAGGAATCTCGCTGTGTTCAGTATCCAGAATATTACTTTCAGGATGACACCAATCAATAGTGAATAAGTACTCACCAAAATGTTCTTTTTTATCTTTTCCGAAATATTTGCCGCGTTGTGATGTTAGATAATTAAACATATGCACACTAGGATAATAGCTAAAGCTATTCCACAGTTGAAGCTCGTCAACCTGCATATCTCGCACTTGCTCTCTATCAAGATGTTTTTGGAAAAACGCTGCGATAGGCAACCTAAAAAAGACCGCACCATTTGGTAACATAATGTTAAATAATGTAGCGGCACCTGCCATACTAGTAAGGCCAAAGATAACACATTCGTCACTTTCTCCTTGATGTTTTTTAAAGTCATAAAGATACTCCTTCCGTACTTTACAATAAATGGGTGGTATGTCTGCATTCAATAAAGCCATTACTTAATATCGCCCCAATTATTTCCTTGTTCATAATCCACTTTGTTTGGAACTTTTAACTCTACTGCACTCTCCATTATTTCTATAATTTGTTCAGCTTTTTCTGGAGATTCAACAGAGATATCCACTTCATCGTGAATTTGTATGTGTGGTATTATACCATTTTCATATAAAGCTACCATACTTTTTTTAGTCATATCTGCTGCACTTCCTTGTATTAATTTGTTTAATGCTTTGTACGTAAACGCACGCTTTAAAGGCTCATCATATTCTTTTCTAGCTAACTCTAAAGGTAATGGTTTAAATACACCAAATTGCACTGGTTGCCAAAGATCGAAATGACACGCACGGCCTAATAACGTTCTTATTTTACCCCTGTCGTTTGCTTTACGAGATACATTATCCATAAGTTGTTTAACAAATGGAGCTTTGTTGTGATATTGTTTTATTAATTTTTCTGCAGAATCTTTCATTAAACCTAACTCTGCCATTAATTTATTTTTTCCCATACCATACATCAAACCTAAATTAATTGTCTTGGCTTGTTTACGTTCAATACCTGCCATGTCTGCAACAACCTGGTGAAAGTCTGCATCACCTTGATTGTATGCTTCTACAATTTCATCAACGCCTTCTAAATTTTGTAACTTTGCATAGTGTACTAAAATTCTAGGCTCTTGTTGTGAATAGTCAAATGATCCCCATTTAGTTTTTTCTTCTGGAATAAATATAGATCTAATCAAAGGACCCAATTCAGGATGTCTTGCTGGTATTTGTTGTAAGTTTGGATTTGACATACTAAACCTACCAGTAACTGTACCACCTTGGTCTGATCTAATTTGATTTATGTCCGCATGTATTCTACCATCGTGTGAATGTTTTGTAATTGAATCTATAAATGTAGTGTGAGCTTTGTTTATCTCTCTTGCATCTGCAATTAGTTTTGGTAATTCATGTGGATGATTTTGTAAAAAGTTTTTTGTAAAACTAGGTTCATTACTTTTTTCTGTCCTGTCATACGGAAGTTTTAATTTATCAAACGCTTTTGCGATACTTCGAGCTGCATGTATTTCTACCTCAATTCCTGTTAAACCCTTGATTTTACTGACGATTTTAGCCTCTCGATCCATAAGATTTTTTTTAATATTGTCTGCTTTCTCAAGATCAACTCTTACACCTTTGAATCTCATATCAACTAAACATGGAAAC